CTAACAGATTGTGACTATTCGGTTACACCCTGAGCTAAAATGAGCCAACTCATTCTTGCGCTATTGACGCATGGGCTTAGGGTGTGACTATACTTTAGACAGTTACTTTTTGTGGGTGCATCTGAAACCTCCCAAGTAGATGTACCCTCATGAAGTAAAACAAACGGAGGAAAGACAATGAATGACAGAATAGTAGTGGCAGCAAAGCCACACAAGCTATGGGATTATCTAGAGATAGTCTTGTGCAAAGTTGACAATGAGCATACGCCATATGTAACGTGGCTATATAACCATACAGACAATGGGTATTATCAAGGTAGCTATCACACTAACATTCTAGATGCTGCTAAAGACTTTGAGGAGAGAAACGCATGACATATAAACTATTAGGAGTTGGCACTAATGCCAAGACAATCAAAGGTGATGGAAGTGAATACTTAACAGCTATACTTTACATGACACCATATAAAATTATGGTTGATGGAAAGCTATTCAATAGCTGTAGCATGGCGGCAATTGCTGCATGTATAGATGCTTGTTTGTATACAGCAGGACGTGGGCAAATGACAAATGTGCAAACAGCAAGGCAACGTAAAGCACAATGGTTTTATCGTGATAGGGAAAGCTTTATGGATCAACTCTATACAGACGTGCACAAGTTTCAAGCATACTGTATCAAGCGAGGCATTAAGCCATGTATTAGATTGAACGGAACTACAGACATACGTTGGGAGTTAATCAAAGACGCAGACAAACAAAACATCTTTGAAGCTTTTCCATTGGTGCAATGGTACGACTACACCAAAATATCTAACAGAAAAACTAAACACCTAAAGAATTATCACTTAACGTGGAGCTATTCTGGTGCAAACATAGACTACGCTTCAAAGCTTCAAGACGCCTTAGACAATGGCATGAATGCAGCGGTGGTATTTCGTAAAGAATACAAGCTTCCCGAATGGCGTGGCATAAATGTCACGGATGGAGATAAAGATGATTTACGCTTTCTTGATCCTTGCAATTCCATTGTGGCGTTGTACGCTAAGGGCAAGGCTAAGAGAGACACAACTGGTTTTGTAGTAGACGCATAAGGAGAAAACACAATGCGATTTAAATGCGAGATAAATATGGATAACGATGCATTCAAACCATTTGATCCTGATCTAAACTTTGAGTTATCTAAGATTATTAAAAGGATAGCAAAAGAGGTTAACGAGATTGAATGTATTGAACGCACCAAAACAATTTGGGATATCAACGGAAATAAAATTGGTTATTGGAAAATTATAGGAGACTAAGACAATGAAGATAAGAGTAAAAGCAGAAGAAACAGTTTATCTGGAATACTTTGTAGATGTGCCAGAACACATAACAAAAGATAGTAGATTTAATTGTGCTTATCACTGGAAGAAGAAAGCTATTAGCGATTGGATAGATGAAAATGAATCGGAGTTTGACTATCAAGACTATGACAGTGTTAAAGAGTGGTATGATTGGGAAGAGGTACAAGACAATGACTAAGCAAGATAGATATACAGAGCTATATGAAACGTGGTGTAGGGTTGATCTAATTTATTTAATAATAAAGCTTGAGCAAGAGAAGAGGAGACAACACAATGCTTGAACAAGAGACATACATAATGACTGAACAAGAGATGGAGAACTTAATTAATGATGCATTCTGTACAACGTTCTGGAAATACCTAGCGTTTGTATGGTCTGGACTAGAAGAGGACTATTGAAATGAGACAGAGAGAGACAGAGCGTTGGACTATTGTTCCTAAGCTACCTAACTTAACAGATGAATTGAATAGTGAGTGGCAGAATAAATATATGGTGTCTAGCTTAGGCAAGATACACTCCAACAAGAGCAAGAGAGTTCTTAAACCTACTATTAACAAAAAAGGTTATCACTTACTAGCTACAAAGTTAGGAGGTAGGACAGGCAAGCTAGGCAAAGGTAAGAACTTAACAGTTAGGATACATAGACTGGTGGCGTTATGCTTTATAGATAATCCAGATAATAAACCAGAAGTAAACCACAAGAATGGAGACAAGAGCAACAACACTGTACATAACCTTGAGTGGACTACACCTAGCGAGAACGCTTTGCACTCTGTACACGTCTTAGGTAATAGGCCAAAGAGAGGAGCAGAAAACCCACTAGCAATAGTGACACAACAAGAACGAGAATACATAAAGTTAAAGTATGAACCTGGACATAATTTGTATGGAGCTAGGGCATTAGGAAGAGAGTTAGGTGTGCACCATGTAACAATATTAAGGATACTAGAGGAGGACAAATGAGATGCAACTACAAGATTTATTCTTTAACAGACAGAAGATAGTTAACGTGGCACTTAGCTTCAAACAACTGGAAGTAGATGCAGTCTCTCCGTTTAACACTGAGGAGGAGAGACACTTAGCAGTAGATAAAATCTGTAAAGGCAATGTGATTATCAATCAACTAGAGGAGATACTAGATGCAGTATAAAGACATAGTGATAGCAGCGGAAGACTTGGAGTGTCACACAATAGACACAGTAGCTGAAGCAATTAGAGATCACATAATTGACTTAGACCTAGCAACGTCTAAAACACTTACAGGATTTACTTGGAGGATAGATGTAAGAATGAGGACAGACAATGCAAGTTAGGACATACCATAAGAATGGTAAAGCTGTACAGTTCTTAGGCTACAGTGACATTGACGCATCCAATGCAGCTAAGGTTGTCATGGGTGAGACAGGTGATGTCGGATACTTCAAGCCAAGACTAGGCACAGATGAATGGATATACGATTGGATATACAAAAAAGAAATAACTGATGAAGATTTACGGAGGGTGATAGGCAAATGAGACTATACATGAACAAGCTAGGCGATTGGGTAGGCACTCAGGCTGAAGCTAAGAAGATCAGTGCCTCTATGGTTGATGTACCTGTGGACAAGCCTAACCTACTCAAGTGGCTCAACACATTCACTGGTGCTATAGATGATGCAGCTAAGGAAGTAATGCAAGACAAGCCTAAACCTGGACGTGTGACACAAAAAGCACACGCATGGGATACTATTATGCAGTGCGCTAAAAATGCTAGTATAAATGATTTAACTATGGCATTGATCGTGTACATGGATAGAGTGCAAGACATTGCAGATAAACAGAAGGAGACACAACAATGAACTACAAGACATCACAAGGTGTAGAACTAGCAGACGATGGCTACACCAAGGTAACACAAAAGAAAAGTTTAGGGTACGGATGGGAAGCTACGTTGTACAACAATGACCGTTTGATACTCACACAAGATGCTACAGGAGAGACACTGAGCATACCACCAGAGTCTACGCAAACACTGCGAGACATATTTAAATCTATTAATGAGGAGACATAAACACAATGGCTAACAATCAACTTAACACAATTATAAAACACCTTGAGACAGTAGGTAGTATATCAACTCTAGAGGCTATCATACAGTACAACATCATGGCGTTACCTAGACGTATCAAAGACCTTAAGGAGAAAGGGTATAACTTCAACAGCATACGCAAGTCACACCCAGTGACAGGTCAACGCTACACACGTTATGTATTAGCAGAGGAAGCAGCGTAATGGTTTGGGCATTAGTATGGATGCAGTTACTAATCACATCACAGACAGTGAAATACTTTCACGTTGATACATTTGATAGTAAAGAAGAATGCGTTGCAGCTATGAGCCAGGCGGCTGTGCTTGTATCAAACAAGAGTGAGACACTAGCATGTCTAGAGCTACAAGTAGAGTAGTTATCATGCAGCGCAAGAAGAAATGGGTAGCGTATGACAAGGATGGCTATGTGCTTGTCATATGCAGAAACAAAAGAATAGTAGAGAACTTTGTAAAGAACAGGAGGAACTAAAATGTTAGATGAGAGTATGTATAAAACACTTTCAGCAGCGTGTGACATAACACTTGCGTTAGGAAGAAAGCATCACACAGGTGACTACGCTCTTAAGCATTTGGTATGGGATTTAAATAGTAAAGGTCATACTCAAGTGGCTTTAGTTAAAGAATCATCAGAGTTGCAGTATATAATAAATAATTCCCACTGGGATGATGTGCCTACAGACATGCAGCACTTTGCTCTTACTGGCATAGCTAAAATACATAATTTAGATTTAGTTGAATACATAGAGGAGGAGGAACTAAAATGTTAGAAGATAAAACATATAAAGTAAAAGTAGGTGAGTGGAACGATGCAGTTATCTACGTATACGAAAGACATCGTAAGTGTTTAAACCCTGATGATAAACCAGAGGACCACAGATGGAAACACTGGAAAGAAATACTCACAGTCATACCTGTAAACAATGACTTTGAAGACTACCAGGATACATCAGGTATGTTCTACAATAATGTAAGGGCTACAGTGGATGCACTAGCAGAGCTATACTCTTCAAGTCCTGACTACGAGATGGGTATAGAGTACACTATGAATACCCACCCTTATATCAACGTGTAGGAGGTAGTATGTATTACGCACTAGACATATACAGTAAGACAACAAAGAAGATGTTTGCTTATCATTCAAGCGACAGCCGTAAGGATATATTGAAACTAAAAGAGATGTATGGTAAGAGTGATTTGATATACATCAAGGAATGTTATGGAGAGACAGATGCAGACAAACAAATATACAGAGAGTCTTCCAAATATGGAAGTACCACAGTTGCCAGTTAGTATGCTGCAACATATGGAGCAGATGGGTTTACTACCTGTCTCTCACGATGATGATGGAGTAAACAATATAGACTTACCCTGGAGGAGTAATACAAATTTTTTCAGGAGAGATGTATTAGATGAAAAAGGAGAGCCATTGTTCTAATGTATGTTATACCTATTGTGTTTATAATAATATATTTATTAGCTTTTGTTTGGTTTATATATGACACAGGCAAAGGAGATGATGACGGAAGGAACAGAAGAAGATGATACATGATGATGAGGTTGACCCAAAAGATGATCCACACGATGACATTACTGACAGTCTTGGGAATCTACCTAAAGAGAATACTGACAGCACTGAGCGTCCTGATAAACGTGATACTAGGAGGACAAAACAATCAGACGTTCAGCGCAAGGAATCACCAGTGGCAGAAAGAGGGAAAGCCTAACGTAGTTTATTTCATTGACATGCTTATTGGCAAAGGTCATTGTGTAGAAGCGTGGGTATATTGGAAAGTGAGGAGAAAATGGTAGACATACCTAAACATACATCGAAGCTATCAGCTATTGTAGACTTCTATCTGCACAGTAGTAACTTCTGTAGTCTAAGTCCTAAGTCACAGAAAGACTATGAGACACACCTAGATGTAATACTAAAGACTAAAGTAGAAGGTAGGCTCTTAGGTAACTACACAGTGCGTAGCATCAAAGCTAGACATACTAACCTGGCTTACGAGAAGTGGCTTGTGTCTGGTGTACGTACTGCTAACTATCGTAAGGCTATCTTGTCTGCTGCATGGAAGTACAGCTTGAGGTTAGACGTAATGGATAATGACCCAGTACGTTTGATCAAGACGAAGAGCACTAAGCCACGCAAGGTCAAGTGGACTCGTGAACAGGTGTTACTGTTTCTTGATACAGCATATGGTAACTTCAGGTGGCGTAGCATTGGGTTGATTGTACATATGGCATACGAGTGGGCGCAGCGTGTTGGAGACATGCGTACCTTGACTTGGGATAACATTAACTTCAGCGCACAACGTGTTGATTTAACACAAAGTAAACGTGGTGCTGATGTGCACCTACCTATACCTGATGATCTACTATCTATGCTTAGACAACAGAGCCAGGACTTTGGATTCCAAAACTACGTAGCACCTAAGACTACACCAGTAGCAGGGGCGTATGTACCTTACGCAATTGACCACATCGATGATGCAATCAACGAAGTCAAAGAGGCTGCAGGACTACCAAAGAAACTGACAGCTATGGATCTACGCAGGACTGCAATCACTGAGATGGTAGAGGCAGGTGTTGAGACTCTTGAGTTGATGCAAGTGACAGGTCACAGGAATCCTGAGTCAGTCAAGCCATACCTAGTCAACACATTTAGTGGCGCAAGTAATGCGTTAGCTAAGAGGAAAGGTAAGAGTGATGCCATATAAGTGTAAAGAAGCTAGGAAAGCTTATGATAAAACTTACAAAAAAATTAACAAAGAAAAGATAAAAGCTTATAGAGAAGCTAATAGAAAAAAGAATAATGAATATGGTAAAGCTTACAGAGAAGCTAATAGAAAAAAGATACTTTCTCAAAAGAAAATTTACTACGAAGTTAATAAAGAAGAGGTAGCTTACCTTAATAAAGTTTGGAGACAAAATAACAAAGATAAAGTTTCTGCAAGTACGGCTAAACGTAAAGCATTAAAACTAGAACAAATACCTATATATTTGCGTGATTGCCCTAAAGAAAAAAGGCGCATAGATCAGGTATACAAACTGCGTGAAGTATTTACTAAAATAACAGGTGTACAACATCATGTAGATCATATGTGGCCTCTTTCTAATGGAGGACCACACTGGAGTGGTAACTTACAAATTATAACTGCTAAAGAAAACTTAAGTAAAAATGATAAGGTTGACCCTAGTATTAAAGCAACAATACAAGAGATGTTAATTGAAGAGGAGAAGATGCGTTATGATCAATATTAAGAACTACCTAGAGTCGCTTGATTTAAAAGAAGAATACAGACACAGAGGTGACTGCCCTAAGTGCAAAGGTAAGAACACATTCACTGCTACACGAGATGGTAGTGCGCTGTTGTACAACTGTTATAAGCTTGACTGTAATACCAAAGGTGTAGTGTCATCAGGTATGACAGCAAGAGAGATACAGCGTAAGCTCAAAGGTTATGAAGAACCTGAATCAGAACATGAGACATTCACTTGGCCTGAGTATGTAGTGACACCTACTGCAGAACACAGAGATCACGAAAGGTTTATAGGTAGGTGGGGCTTGTATGGTGAGGACTTGATGTACGATGTAATGGATGGGCGTGTAGTGTTTCCTATTTATGACAGAGGCAGATTAGTAGGAGCTATAGGTAGATGTACATCTTACGCAGGACAAGTTAAGTGGAAACGTTACGATAGGACACCTACTGTATTCACTCGTGTCGTTGGTAAACCTAGTGGTGTCGTAATGATAGTAGAAGATGTCATCAGTGCAACTGTAGCAGCTAAACTATTTCCAGGCTTAACAGGTCTAGCTATACTGGGTACATCATTCAGTGTATCTAATATGCAACACTTAGATAATTTTTACAAAGTTATAGTAGCATTAGATCCTGACGCTGCATATAAAACACTAGAGTACAAGAGAGAGATAGAGGCTTACACAGGGTTAGAGACTATAGCGTTAAGACTCTATGATGATATTAAATATAAAGTAGAAGCAGACATTAAGAAACTAGAGGAGATAGTTTAATGACACCAAGAGAAGAAGCAGAGTTAGAAGCAAAGCTAACATACGAAGCGTTTATCAAGTGGGTAAAGGTTACCTTCTACTGGATAATGGCAATGCTAGTAGTACTAGCGTACTTTAACTTTGGAGTAGATAACAAAACAGGTAGCCAGTACAACGGTGCAGTATACGCACCCAAGAACATAGGAGACAAGTAATGCAACCAAAGAATGTACCATGCCATATCCGTATCAAGGTAGAGCCAACACAGCAGCAGAGAGGTAGATCCTGTCGTTTACATGGCAAAGACTTCAAGAGTATAGCTGATGCAGCTAGGCACTGGAATGTGAACTACTCGTGGGCAGCAGAACAAGTTAGTAAAGGGTGGAACAAAGAAGGTTTCCCTCAAAAGTATAGGAAGAGTTATGTCTAAGACAGCAATAATAGATGAACGTGTACCACTAGGTAAAGTTTACGTTGACTTGACAGTAGATGAAGTGTTAGAGGCATGTAAGAGGTATGCTTCAGATAAAGCTTTTGATGAAGAGTTAGCTAGGGTATACAACAAGGAGACAAGTTTTGATTGAGAGAGGAGATACACATGATGGAACTAGCATTAATCCGTACTATGTTGAACAAAGAGTTCTACGATAACCACAAGGGTATACGTTGTCCAGATAAGATATTCAGTAAGGATGCACGTAAGATTAAGCAGACGCTTGACTACGCTATGGATACATACGGTAAGAACATTACACCTACAGAGTTAGAGTCTCTGTTCTTTGTTAACAATACCAGTATGACTACAGCTAACAAGTTAGTATTTAGTGAGTTGTTTCAAAAGGTTGCACGAGAGAAGCCACTGTCTACAGAGATAGCTGATGATGTATTGTCTAAACTATTTCAACAAGTTGTAGGTGAAGAGATTGCTAACCTTGGTTTTGATTACGTTAATGGATCACAGTCTAGCTTAGAGCCTTTGAGAAACATTCTAAGTAATTACCAAGATGATTTCCTACCCAACCTCAAGGTAGAGTGGGATGATACAAGTATCGATACATTATTAAAAGCCAACGACATACAGTCACAATGGAAGTGGAACATACCTACGCTTAGGCGTAAGACAGAGGGCATCAGCGCAGGACACTTGGTTGTTGTAGGTGCTAGACCTAACACAGGTAAGACTAGCTTTCACGCTAGTACAATAGCTGCACCTGATGGCTTTGCTTCACAGGGTGCTAAGTGTATGGTGCTGTGCAATGAAGAAAGTTATGAACGTGTAGGTGCAAGATACCTTAGTGCCGCTACAAGTATGAGCATGGATGAAGTCAAGACTAACATGGCTGTGGCTGCATTACGTTATGATCCAATAGAGAAGAACGTATTCATCAAGGACAGCACAGGTAAAGATATGGCATGGGTTGAGGCTATCATCAAAGCATACGAGCCTGACATTGTAGTTCTTGATATGGGTGACAAGTTTGCATCGAAGACAAGTGACAAGTCGGACATCTATCTTAAGGAAGCAGCCATACATGCACGTAACATATCTAAGGAACATAAGTGTGCAATCATATGGATGTCACAGTTGAGTGCAGCAGCAGAAGGTTTGGTACATCCTGATCAGTCAATGCTTGAAGGTAGCCGTACTGGTAAAGCAGCAGAAGCTGACTTGATGATTCTTATTTCAAAGAACAAGGTGGTTGAAGGACAAGATGAAGAAGAAAGTAACCAACGACATCTTTGTATAGCAAAGAACAAACTCAAGGGTGGATGGCATGGTACTATTCACTGTGAGTTAGATGGTGATAGGAGTCAGTACTTAGCATGAGACTTGTAGTTGATGTAGAAAACACAATCACCAAACGAGAGAAGAAGAACATCCTTGATCCGTTTGAACCTGGACTTGAGCTTGTGCAAGTAGGTATGCAGAATGTAGACAACCCTGACGAGACATACCTGTTCACGCTCAATCATAAAGAAGATCAAGATGTTGGTGGCTCAAGGGCTATGAACATTCAGCTTATACTGGATAACACAACGCTCTTGATCATGCACAATGCACAACATGACTTGATGTGGCTGTGGGAATCAGGCTTCAAGTATGATGGTGACATCTATGACACGATGTTAGCTGAGTATTTGTTACAGCGTGGGCAGAAAGAACCTATAAGCTTAGAAGTTTGTGCTGAACGTAGGAATCTAAACTATCAGAAGCAAGACACTCTCAAGGAGTATTACAAGAAAGGATACAACACCAATGAGATACCTTTACAAGAGCTTCTTTTTTATCTTAGGAGTGACCTCGACATTACTCGTGAGTTGTACTTTGCCTTGGAACAAGACTACGCACAGCCAGAAGCAGAGTCCTTACATAGAGTTAAAGACATTACCTTCCGCACCTGTAAAGCCCTCACCAGAATGTATATGTCAGGAATCCGTGTGGACAGAACCGCCCTTCAGCAGGTCCGACTAGAGTTTGAGAAAGAGAAAGCTGAGATAGAGGACAGGCTACAACGTAAGACTCGTAAGCTTATGGGTGACACACCAGTTAATCTCAATAGCCCTGAGCAAGTATCTCAAGTTATCTTTAGCAGACGTGTGCACAACAAAAAAGAATGGGCTGACTTGTTTGACTACACTGAGACACAGCAAGAGTTTAGAGAAGCTATAGAAGCAAACAGTACTATCGTTAGAAAAACTAAAGCTAGTACTTGCCCTGATTGTAATGGGCGTGGCTTAGTACACAAGCTACGTAAGGATGGTACACTTTACAAGCTACCAACTAAATGTAAGCCGTGTGACGGTAGGGGTTATCTACTAACTAAAACTAAAGAGGTAGCAGGTTTATGTTTCTCTGCACCAAGTAAGAAATGGATAAGTGCAAATGGTTTCAGTACTAGTAAGGGCAACCTTGAAAGTCTTATGGCTACCGCTACAAGCAACGGCATGGAGTCTGCTCTTGATTTCCTTACTGACCTTAAGCGTCTGTCTGCTATTAGCAGTTACCTTAGCAGCTTCGTGGATGGTATCGACATATATACCAAGCCAGACGGATTCTTACACGTTAACCTTACCCAAAGTGTTACCAGTACAGGTAGATTTTCTGGACGAAATCCCAACATGCAAAACATGCCAAGAGGAGGAACATTCCCAGTGAAGCGTGTGTTCATATCACGATGGGAGGGTGGACAGATAATGGAATGTGACTTTGCTCAATTGGAGTTTCGAGTTGCTGCATTCCTCTCACAGGACAGCACAGCCATGCAGGAGATAGATACAGGGTTTGATGTGCACTCCTACACTGCAAAGGTTATCAGTGATGCAGGACAGCCTACACAGCGCCAGGCAGCAAAGGAACATACCTTCGCCCCACTCTTCGGGGCTACAGGGTATGGTAGATCAAAGGCTGTAGCCGCCTATTACAAACACTTTAATGAGAAGTACAAAGGTGTAGCTAAGTGGCACAAGAAGTTAGGTGATGAAGCCATGAGGTTTCTTAAGATAACTAACGTAAGTGGTAGACAGTATGCGTTTCCTGATGTGACTCGTAGGAGTAATGGTAACGTATCACACTTTACTATGATAAAGAACTACCCTGTCCAAGGATTTGCTACAGGTGACATCGTGCCTGTTGTACTACTAGAGTTTGAGCGATTGCTTGAGCCTTTACATTCATGCCTAGTCAATACGGTACACGATTCAATGGTGATAGATGTGCACCCTGATGAAGTAAAAAAAGTTTTGACTATAGTGGATACTATTAACTCTAATCTAAACTGTGTTATAAAAGACGCATACGATGTAGAAATGAATGTGCCTTTATTATTAGAAGCTAAAATAGGAAATAATTGGCTTGACACAGTTGATGTTTAGGGTATAACTAACCATCTTTAACTTTAAAAGGAAGTAAGTAAAACATGAATACAGAACTAGCTATACAAAACGATTTAGGTATGTCTCTTGCAGAGGCAGTAGGTGTAACTCCTCAAAGTGGTGGCGAAAGAAA